CTTCTTCATGATACGGGACTCGTCTCCTTGTAGGAGGTAGCCAAGGCGCGTATGTGGTCTATCGACAATAACGGGTGTCCCGTCACAAAGGATAATCCTTCCAGTTCGATCCACCTGTCTTTCAAGGTCATCGAGTAGACGTCCAAGTCCAGCAAAGTTGTTAACAAATCTTCCTTTAACCTCTTTGCCTGCTCTTGCCGAGTCACCAATGATCTGCCCGACTTTTGCATCTCCTGCTCCCAATAGGAAAGCATAGATGAAAGTCTTTGCAATAGCACGAGTTGCAAAACCTCCAACCGTTTGGTTGAAACTGTGAGGGTCTCCTCCGAGGACGGCATCAATGAACTCCTTGTTGTTTAGGTAATGAGCCAGAACACGAAGCTGAATACCTTTAGCGTCAACCCCGACCAGCCTCCGATTAACACGATCACGAGTAGTCCAGAGGTCACGCGCCTCGTAGGTGAAAACACCTGCCTCACCCAGTAAGGGATGTCCGTCCTTACCGACTCGTACAGCAGGAATGTTAGCAGTATTAGGAGCGGAATGCTTGTAACGTAGAGTATTGGCAAGCCAGAGAGAGCCATGAATGCAGCCAGTGTCATGGTTGTATGCCTCCATCCAAGTGTTGATCATATTGCCACGGGCGTTGTAATCCAACCACTCCGCAATCAGTTTTACTCCGGGGTTGTCTGTGGAATCGACGAACTGTTGGAGAGAAGGTGCCAGCTTTCCCTTGACAACTGGTTGAGGTCTACCAGTCTTCGTTACTTCGTCTGGTCCGTTGACCCAGCCCAAAGCAAGCAATCTTTCAAGTCTTTGATCAGGGCTTCCAATATTGAAAGACACGTAGTCATAGACGAGATATCCTCCGTCGTTAGACATCGTGACTTTAGGATACTGTTCGATATGTCGAAGATAGTCCTTTGTGTAGCTTCCATCCTTCTTATATGCTTTTGCATATTTTCTAATGAATGTAAGTTCGGGGGGCCATATCTCATGGACTCGTCCAGCGATGTCATTCTCTATTCCTCTAACCTTTGCGTACAGAGACATCGCTTCTGGATAGTTAAAGGCGAAGCCATTCTTCTGTTGCTGTTGTATCAACTGCCACGACCGATGTTCAATCTCCAAACCTGTGTTTGTCAACTCTGCCTTGAGGCAACGATGCAAGAGGGCGAAGTAAACTTTCATACAGAGAGTGGCGTCTCTTAGGCAATAGTCTTCCTGTTCTTGAGACCACTTCGAGAAGTCAGAGTGATCTCCCTTTGGATATTTAAGGCGAGTACCCCAAGCACCCAGACTATGGCCGTCAGGAAGGGAAGGGCTATACACCATAGAGATGACCATGGTGTCAATAAGTGCAGCAATAGTGAGCTTGGTCCCCAAAAGGCGATTAAGAGTTGGGGCATCATATCCGATAATGTTGTGGCCGACAAACCGACAACCTTCAGCCAGTCTTGCATCAATCCACTCCTTTATCTCTTTTGCTGTACGGAGGCGAACCTCTTCCTTAGTATCAAGCTTAACTGCACAGAGGCACCAGATCACTGTACTCGGTATAGGATCGCCTTCGATGTCGATAGACCATAGCTTCGACAGGTCGGCTGTCAGATACTTAAGCGTCACGACTCTACCTCAGGTTCGGTAGGACACTCTATGACAAGGCGTGCACCACAATCAAGGATAGTGTTATGAGGAGTGTAGATGATACGACTCCCGTCAGGAATCCGAACACCCATACAGGACCTAGATTTACCGTACTTTCCGTAACGAATTGTGATAGGAGGTTGAGGAATTTCCGCACTGATGTTGCTTCTGATCAAGTTCTTGTTTATATTTATATACCACTTACGCCCAGGGCTGGTCGCTTTCATGAGCAGTTCCTCCTTCTTCGTAGATATCGATCAGCTCCTGTGTCAGTTCTGAAAGACGATTAGTTTCGGGATTGTACTCCAACCAAAGACAAGGTCCTGTACGACCACAGAAGCGGTTCTTTTCGATGGTGACGACTGTGATGTTACGACGCCACGACTCTTTAGCTTTCTTGTCCCTGTATAAAGACATATGGATGTTGGCCACTTTCTCAGGACCCGCCGAGCCTCGCGCCTGACCCGTGCGGTTAGTGTGGATGACGCATAGTACAGCAATGTTCAACTCCATCGTCATTGTCTTCAGCTTTGTACTTATCTCGTCGAGTTGCTTCCGCTCGTCACCTGACTGGTCGGAGACGATGATCGAAAGGTGATCGATGACGATGTACTTACAACCGAGGGCAACCATGTGACGAATCTTGTTTAGGATTTCATCAATGTCATTACTGCCAAAGTGATCATAAAAGATAGCCCGGTTATGATCCAGCACCTCCCCATGAGCTTTAATAATGTCTTCGGGCGTGAAGGGAGTATCAGGTAGGTGATAAGGCTTACTGTCGTGAATGCTAAGGAGACCGAGGGCAGTATCATGGTTAGGTTCTTCAAGGTGGAGAAATCCAACTCCATATCCTTCCTTGATGATGTCGGGGTTCATGAGAAGGCAATACTCAATCTCTTTCAAAACTGACGTCTTACCTACACCGGTGTCGGCCATAAGGAGTACAGCTTCCGAGAGGCGCATCCCATACGTCATCTTGTTCAGACCTTGCCACGGATAGGGCACGCAGAAATGGTTAGGACGATTGAGAATCTCTTCTGCCATGTCACGACCCATCTTCAAACCGTCTGGCTTAAATGTAGGAGCCTGCCACCATTCCCGTACAAAAACCTCTCCTTCTTTGTTCCGAAGATAGTCGTTGGGATCGTTGTACTTACGCAGCGAGAGAGTCTTGACCTTGCCGATCTCGAAACCGACGTTGCAGACATCCTTCATAGCCTTCTTACCGGCGTCGTCGTTGTCGAAACAGAAGACAATGTTGTCGAAGGAGTTGAGATACTCGAAGTCACGCTTGACGTCTTGTACGGCTGTAGCAGCACTATGGATAGACACGACTGGCCACTTACTACCCATCATCTGATATGCCGCTGCTGCGTCGTCCTGGCCCTCTACAACCGTGATATACTTACCACCGGGCGGAAAGGCATGACGACCGAAGAGTCCTGCCTCTTTCATAGAACCTTCGTAAGCAAACTGTTTATTCGGTCCACGAATTTTGTTACCGATGTGGTTGCCTTCGATATCGAAGATTGGATACTTCGCTAGGTAGGGATACTTCGTACCTGTCGAGGAAGTGTACGTCGCATTCTCACTTCCGATGTCGATACCATAACGCTTCACTGTCTCAGCTACGAAGCCACGTTCAGGAAAAGGACGGAAGACTGTCGTCATCGAAGTGAAAGGTTTATCAGTTACTACTTCTGGGGCTGCCAGACTCATATCGTCGGCCTTGTCTGGTGGGATGTTACACCCACATGAGAAACATTTGCCCCATCCGTTGTTCTGGATACTGTATGCATCCGTAGAAGGACAACGAGGACAGGGGAGGTGTGTTTGTTTGGAAATTTTGCATCTCCTGAAAATAATGCTTGACAAAAGTGTCAAAGTGTGGTATAATATCCGTACAGGATGAGGAGGGGTTATTGTCTATTGTAGGTTCTTGCTGTCTCTGACTTAGACAACTTCAACCCTTTCAACCTACCTGCTTTTATCTTTTCTCTATCTCTCAGTTCTCTTAACTGATAATACTTAGCCCACACTACATCACTGCCGTAGTATTTTTTATCTTTATCCACTTCTATAAGCTGTGAAAGAAGGGCGGCTTTGTCGTATTGAACTTGCACAAGAATCATTAAAAGATCGAGAGAATCAAAAGAGTCAAGACATCCCTCATCTAAGAGTTTTTGTACACTCAAGAGAACCTCCTATATAAAGATTATATCACAATCAATCGGACTTGTCAAGTAGAATCGTGTCAGGCTGCTCGTCTTTCTCAAGGATACCTTCCTTTTCAAGGACATAGGTGACTTGATCTTCGTCGAGAGGATCGGAAAAAACCTCAGCGCTTGCGATCAGACAGGTCGGACAAGGGTCCCAGTCCTTATGCTCGTTGTTGTACGAGACTTGTTCACCGGACAGAACGTGTCCGCAGATGAAGCACTGAATAAGTAATTCCTTTCATTCGCCTGTATAGTTTTTGACTTCGACGTCAGCAATTTCAGACTGTTCCATCAGAAGGAAAGCATCGAGACCTTCTTGTGAAATGAATGGTACTTTTAAGACATTACCATCTTTGTACGTAATGACGACAGTCTTGGGAGGGAAATGATTCATGCCATGAATTCCTTGAAAAAATTGGCATAGTCCTGGACGGTTTGACCCTCTAGGCCGGGAGCGGTATTGACTTCCAGCACAAAGGCTTTCCCTCCTGCTGTATAGATAATATCGATTGCTCCAAAGTCAAGGCCCGTTGCTTCCAATGCTCGCACAGCGGCAGTCCGTACCACAGACGGTACAGTAATTCCTTGGCGCTGAAAGATGAAGCCGTTGGCATGGCTTCGGACTCGCCAGTCGAGTGGTTCTGTTCCATGTTTTCTCACCTTCTGTTGTTCTGAGATGACTGTGTAATGATAATGAGGATCACCTGTACTTTCGTCAAGCCAGCGACGACCGACGTGGATACGAAACTCCTTCTGTTTCTTTACGTACTTGACATAAAGAGGAGCATCGACGACATCATCAGGCCCGTCAGCAATAACAACACCAGCGCCTGAATGACCGTTAAGGATCGTTCTACAAACGACAGGGTAAGCTCCTTCTGGGATGTAATCCTTATCAGTCCAGAAATCAGGGATGATTGACGGTTCGATCTCAGGTGAAACAGTAAACTCTTTAACCAATTGAAAGAATTTGAGTTTGTCAACGGCTTCTCTCACTTTCAGTGGACTGTTAAGGATGGTGACTTTAGCTCCCTCTGGAGCTTTGATGTGATGCAAGGAGTGGTATTCAGA